CAGCTTTTCCTTCGCTAAGTTTAGGTGCATTAATAATGGTATTATATAAACCATATTCCTTAGACATTTCTGTACCTTTAAAGAATTTTTTTATAATGGATACTGACTTGGAGTCTTGATTGGACATCATATCGGAGGTCACCTGCCTTACTAAAAGTTCAAACAGGATTCCGGTGTTTTTGTATTTAGAATGCTTTTTAATAGTACTCATGTAAATAGTATATACTAATAATAAATATGTACGTTATTCAATATCACTAATAATATTATGTTCGTCTAGTAAATTACTTTGCTCAAATAAATTAACTTTGTGATTTACATTAATTTTATCAAACATTGATTTATTAGTATAATAAACTATTTGCGCTTGTTTACTTTCTAACGATAAAGGTGAACCTCCTATATATTTTGTTCTACCTGTAGCATCCTCTCCTGATGATGGTTTTGCCTTCATATCGTATGAGCCCATTCTATCTCTACCCAATGGATCATCTGCAGTATTTATAAATGAAGCCTTAGATTGAGGCCTTCCTGGTACCTTAATAGGTTCACTTGGGTCTTTTTCGTTATATCCTAAAGGTACTTTTGATGCGGCAGTTCTTACTGAGTTTCCGCCGTATAGACTTGCGATTTGATGCGGGGTGCCATATGCTTGATTTGACTCTGAAGGATCGTTTCCTTCGGTTTCGATTTGAGTATATCTAAATTGTCTCTTTTTGTCTTCTAATATTAGATCTCTAATTTCATCGTATTCATTTTCACTTAAGTGGAATAAATTATCGTATATCCAATCACTAGGAAATAGATTATTTTCAGTCATTTGAGCTGCTAGATCTACTTTTTCTTTCATTAATGCTACTCTTTCTTGATCGTATATTATAGATGGAGTAGTAAGAGATAGTTCGAAATTTGTTAATGATTCTGCTGTATATCCTTGAGTGTATAAATGTACTAATGCAATTTTGGTTAGTTCTGATAGTACAATTCTTTGAATTCTTTCAATTGTTCTTGCAAATCTTATATCTTCAGCAGCTAAAGTTGCTTTACCTGTTAGATCTTTTTCATATCCCATAAACGCTTTAGGGATCTTTAATGCGGCAAATAATTTATCTCTTAAATAAGCAACATCCTCTATTCCGTTATACTGTAATCCGGGTACGGTCTCTATTCTAGTTGATGTATCGTTGCCCCTAACTGGTATAAAATAATCTTCAAGTAAGTTTTGCATATTATACTTAAGATTATATTGACCTGTATTTGGATCTACAAAAGGAATTTTCTTCATTTTAGAGATCATTCTTTGCATATATGTCTCTACTTCATTAGGAGGAATAGCTCCAACATTAACGTAATATGCTCTTTTATCTGGTGCTCTTACGATACGGTGAATTAACATCGCATCTTCCATTAACACCATTTGCTTAAATATTTTTCTTCCAGGCTCTAGATAAGACCTACCGTATGGTAAGTAATTTACATCTCCTAATAAGCGGAAATGTGCCATTTCGTAATTTTCAAATGTTATTCCATCCTTACCTTCTATCATTCCAGAATATGTCGCCATATATCCAGAAGTGCCTCCTGATACTGCAGTTGGATCAAATTTAAATTGTACATAAGAAGGATTGCTAATATCGACACCTTCTAATCTTACGATTGTATATGCTGAGAATGGTATTACATTGTATATTCCTATTTTTTCTGCAATCTCTAATTTAAGATAGAAATCTCCATATTTAGTCATATTTCTAATCCATGACCATAAATTAAATTCTATATTTAATACATCATAAAATAAATTATATAGTATTTTTTGAATATTTTCATCAGATGATCTGATCTGAAGCACATCTCCTTGTTCATTTTTTAGTGTACATTCGTCAGATACAATATCTAATGCTGATGCAATAATAGCGTCTGTATCCATAGCTTCGTAATCAGAGTAAAGCTGGACACGCATAGTCTGATAGTTCTGACTGGTGTTTAAGTTGTATGCATATGAGTTTGACGTAGTATATACTCTATTGAACCTGTCGACTAGAGCATTGGTTTGTAATACGCCGTTTGTTTGAATTCGATCAGTATCTATTACTTTAAGTTGGTTCCCACCAATATTTCTTATTACTACATCTGTAGAGAATAATCTTTTTAATCTACTAAATACGTTTGATTCTGCCATTTGTTATAAATATAAATATATTATATTAACCAACTAAGATCTTCTTGTTGGCCGTAAATATTAGTTTGATTCCATGGATTTTGACCTCCATAATCACTAGGACTATAAATTTGAAACCCACCATTATTACCTGTTTTACCCATTCCATTTAGTGAAGCTCGTGCTAAATCTTCACCTGTCTGCATAAATTTTAAAGCCGTATCTCTTAAGAACATTGCTATTGATAGAGGTATTACTAAATCATCATTATATGAATCCATGGCCTGAGCCCGGCCGTTTTTCCAAATAAAGGTTCTTAGTTCTGATAATGTTCTTTTAGACTTTATTGTTAAAGACCTTTCATTAAGATAGGAAATTAATTTCGAAATAACAAGAGGTCTTGTTTTTAAATTTGTACAAAAGCCAGGAATCATACCGTTTCCGGAGTTAAATTTATTGAGATACATCTCCACATTTGTTAATGCTATATCTGATGATGGTGAGTAATACAGGTTTCTATACCCTCTTTCAATTGCTGTTTGAACGACATCCCATCCGATGTTATTATTCTCTATAACTAATAAAGCGTCATTATATTCTGTTGAAATTCCTACTAATAAGTTACCGTAATCTCTTGTACCTATTTGACCTTTATACTCACACACCTGTGTATTTGACTCAATATCTATAATATGAAATGCAGAATAATCTTTTCCGTCCCCTCTTGCAACATCAGCAATTACTGCATAATTTTTCTTATAATCGACAGGCTCCCATACCCATAGGTTTCCATCCATTCCTCTTTTTTCAACAGGGTCTTCTATTGTAGTACTCTCTATCCAATTTAATATATCTGGCTCTATTACCGTTTCTCCAGATGTAGAGAAGTTGCAATCACACTCCTGAGCGGCTGCTCTTACTCCTAATATTGTATCTTGTTCATCTCTCCATGTTTGATTTCTTTCCGGGTGAACAGTCCATGGTAGTGATAATGGAATGAATTTATTATCTCCTAGCTGTGCTGCTGAAAATGTTTTATGGAACCAGTTTCCTGTACCGTTTGGTGTAGAAACAGCAATACATTGACCTCCTGTTGCTAATGTTTGCTGAGCGGCTGTAAATATTACGTCAATATTTTCAATAAAAGCTGCTTCATCTAGTATTAATAATGATACAGCTTCAGATCGGCCTGCATCTGGTGATGCTGCAACAGCTTTTACTTGTGACCCATTAGCTAGCCTTAAACTTAATCTATTATCTTCAACTGTTTTTATTTTTAGCCAGGTTGGTAATGATTGGTATGCAAATCTAATCTTAGTTACAATATTTTTAGCTGTTTCTTGCTTAGTAGCAATTGCTAATACGTTTTTATCTCTATGGAAAAGCATTAACCATAGTGAATATGCAGAAACTAATGTTGATATACCTAACTGTCTTGATTTGTTAGTTATAGTATATTCATTATTCTGTAATAATTTTAATACTTTTTCTTGGAATGGGTATAATGCGAACTGTATCCTTCCCCTTTTGGGGTGCTGGATCATGTAATATTTGCGCATAAAATAAGCAGGATCTGTTGCACACTTAACAAATTCCTGCTTAATTGCTTCTTTTATTGATGGTTGACTAGGTGTATTATCTTGAGACATAACATTCGGTTATATAAATTATTATATATATAAATATTATAATAACTTATAACCTATATTATTATTTTATTTATATATCCCTAATACTTCATCAAGTTCTCTTTGTATATACGATTTAATATCTGGAAGGTCAAACCCTTCTAATTCTAATTCGTTTGTAATATTTTCTAAAGTATTTTTAAATAGTTCTAAATCTCTTCTATTTACTAACCCGTCTATTCTTTCTAGAGCTTCATAAGATGCTTCATCTAGATATTTAGATTTAGATTCATCCATATTCCCTGCTGCTTGCGATTCCAATGTTTCAATATCTGCATTTAAAGTTTTAATGTGCTGAGGAATATTGCCGATCATTTGCTTATATTGATCGATACTAATTTCATTAGACTTAAATTTAGATACTAATTCATCTTTACGCTTTAGTAATGAAGCTAATTGATATTGTTTTTTAGCTAAATTATCGGTGCTTTTACTAGGTTTAATATCTTTTGATGTAGGCTCATCTTGAAATTCATCATCATCTTCTTCTTTTCCTTCTTGAATCGATTCATGTGCTAATTCATGAACTAAGTCTGGATATTCTTCCTGCAGTTCTTCTAATTCAGTATCTGTCAAATCGATTCCATCTTCAAATGTAGCATTAATTACATAGGCGTCAGAGAAGTCTGGATAGTCGTACATTTCTACACCATCTATTTCAATTGAATTAACATCAACTGGTTTACCGTTTACTATAACAGATTGTTCTTCGTTTATTTTTCCACTGTTTGATTCATGTTCATCTGACTGATCTCTTTCAAATAATGATTTAACTCTGGATTGAGAGGTAAGTTTGTTTTCGGTTAAGAATTGCTTGTAGTTAAATTCCATAATAAATATTTTATAATAAATATCATAAAAATGTAATTAAACGTTATCTGTAGGAAATGGATTAGTCGTTACCTTAACGTCATTTTTTAACTCTAACCATTTTTCTTTTGTATACCGTATACCGTATATAAAATACTCATCTGGTTTTTTTATTGATCTAGGATATTTAATTGCAGGTCCGTCTAGTGAATGAAACTGAGGTTGACCGTTTGTCGGAGTAAAGATACTTATTTGTTTTCCTTCTGGAGTTTTAAACGTTCTGTATCGATTTAAATTTGCTTTAGCCATAATTATATTTTATTTAAACCTAAATATAGGAAAAATAATTGAAAATTACAACTATTATTTAAAAAGATTTTCTGGTTTGATATATAAGAATGATTGCTTAGCAGTTACATTGTTACCATCCATAATTTTTTTATTATCCAGATTTTCTAACATTTCTATAGTAACTCTATAATATTTTATATCTCCTGAAGAGCTGATGTTAACAATATACCCTGGTTCTTTAGAGTTAAGATTTAATTTACGTGTTAATTTAGTAGTTAAAAGCCTTTTAAGTACTGCCCCGCCTGCTTCTACTTCATCAAAATTACCTTCTAATGATAATTTATTAAAAATAATTTTAGTCTTTTTATATATATTTCCGATAATAGGAAATGAATCTTTAAGCTCTTTTAATTTTTCATCATTATATAATTCTATAACGCTTTTTAAAGCTTCTTTTAATTCGTTTTGATTAAAATTACTAACTGTAGGAATTCTAGGTTTTTTGTGAGCTATTACTGATGATAGAGCGTATAAACTAAATATATCATTTAGTAATAATATATTTTCTTTATATTCTTCATGACCGAATCTACCTAAAGCTAGATCATTACTTTCCATTGATTTAACTTCAACTCCATTTCCGTTAATAATTAAATCTGGATTATCTGATCCTCGTGAATCTCTAGCTGGGATGCTTGGGGTTTGATATTTAAATAACCAATAAAGAGCTATTTCTCCGTTACCGGATCCTTTTGTACCTGCTGATCCTACTTCTTTTCCTGATGTAGGTGGAGATACTTTATATAATTTAATGAATGTTTCTAAATCAGGACCTTGCGGGCTTTTATTATCTCCTAATTTATACTTTCCTTGTACTAATGGTATTTGATCGACTTTTAAAGCATCTTTTATAACTTTATCATAAGTAGATTCAGTATTATCATTATACTGCTCTTCTTGATCCATAACTTCTTTTAATATATTACTCAATTTTATCATTTCAGTAGCTAATAATAACTATAATATCTCAATTAATCAACTTATGATTCAGTTTTCTCTTCTTCAGCTTGAGAAGGTGGAGTTTCTGCTGCAGGAGATGTAGCTTCTTCTCCAGCCGATATTTCACTTGAAGGTCCTTCACTTGAAGATGGCCTTCCTAGTTTTAATAAATTAGCTATAGCTAATATTGCTCGTTGTTTTTCTCCAATACCCATTAAATAATACTTTCTACCGGATACTTCGCATTCATATGCTTTACCTAGATATGTTAGGTAAAAGTATTGACCGTTATGTAATAATATTTTAAATGTGGTCGGCTTAGGAGCCATTATATATACTCCTGTCAGATAGTCTTTAAATGCATCTGACATTAGGCTTACTAATGTTTTTTGAAGTGTTGGATATTTTATTAGTATATACTCTAAGGGATTAGTTTCAAAAGTAATACGTACCTGCTCGTCTTGTTCTTTTAGGAACCTATTTACTTCTTCTTTAATAATATACCTTAATACTTCTTTATTTTTCATTCTTTACATTATAGATACTTCAACACCTTCTTCACCTTTATCACATAATTGATGATATCCTTGATTGGCTTGTTCGATATAGTTTTCTGAATTAGTAATGTGATCCTGAATCCAGGCAGGTATATTAATTTCTTCCTGACCTATTTTATTCATTAATTGAGAAGCTGAACTAATAATTGCTTTTAGACTTGCTTGAGCCATTGCTACTTCATGATCTTCACCTTCACTCATATTTTTACTAATAGCTTTACGGCGTTTAAGTAAATATTTATCAGTTTTGTCGGTATCTCCATCGTTATCGACATCAGAATCTTCATGTCCAACAGCATCTAATTTTTCGTTTAGTGAATTAATAGGCTGAATACCTGCTAATTGCTGTAATCTAAATGCTTCGTTAATTAATTGTTTTTTCATTTTTTATATATTTTTAATTTCAAGTTATTAGTACCTTTTATAACTCTATGGTATGATCCTCTAGGTATAAATATCGGTTGATTAATAGATAATGGTAGATTATTCTCTAGTTGAATTTTCCAATCAGTATTGCCTTGAATTTCTAATATTCGATCTTCATTATCCCTGTGCCACTTTAATTCTATAGGATCTATATCTTGAGAAAATTCTCTTATTATGTAAAAATCTGTAACTTCTAAATCTTTATATGGATTCATTATTATTAACAGTGATAGTTTATATATCTTTGTAGTGCTTTTGCGTAGTGAGTACCTTTATCTTTTAATTTTGCTTTTTCAGCCTTAACTCTTGTACAGGATAACTTACCTAATCTTTTTTTTAGAATACCTGGTTCTACAGGATCGTCTATTCCTTCTTGAATATTACTAATATCGACTATCCATATTTTAGGATCAATTCCGTTCTTAACCAGTCCTGATAGTCTTGTATTTCCAGCAACTAAATCATAATCATTATCTGAGAATTTAACTGCAATTGGCATTTCGATTATTCCTTTATTATAAGCAGATATAAAGCGCTTCTTTTTAGGTTCTTCTAATGTTTTAAAATCTAAATTAACATTTCCTAAATTATCTTTTATTTGAGAATAATTTATTATATTTCCTTTTTCTGCTGTTTTTATCCATTCCTCTTTACCCATTTCTTCGAATTCTGGATATCTAAGTGCTTCTTTCCATTCATATTCGAAGTTGGGCTCTGTATATTTAATTTTATCTATTCCTTCATTAGATAGTTCTTTACCTGCTTTTACAGCAGCTTTATACTCTTTGGAATTTTTAGGTGTTGATTTTATTCCTAATTTCTTCTTGCGATTAATATAATACCATAATCCTTTTCGTTTTTCTTCCGAAAGTACTTCTTTTAATATATCAATTAATTTAATCATTATTAATTTCTTTAATATCATAATAAAAAGAGTCTGTATCTTCTGATACCCATCTATCTGATACTGATTCTACAGATAGTGATTCTGTATCTACTTTAATACTTTTAGGATCTATAGGAAAATCTTTAGTAATCCAGTTAGAATCTTTCCAAAATATCCTATTATTAGGCATACATAATAAATATCCATCATCAGCTACTAATACATGTCCGCATTTATAGTCAGTTGGTTCGTTTGAATATGGATTATTTTGCCAATCTACTGTAAATAAATATGTCGCCCATACATAAGTCTTATCTCTTAATATAACTTTACATTTATTTTCTTTTAAAAATTCATAGCAAATAACAGTTACATCGTTATCAAAGCAGTCCCATAACTGCTTATAATAATAAGGTATATCTTTTTTAGATTCTTTTAAATAAATTTCTGATAGTGGTACTCTAGATCTTAACATTCCATAATCTGTCATTATATGAAATGTAAGAATTTTACCTGTCACTGATTGTATTCCAAATGCATA